CTTCTCCACCATAATAAAATTGCTCTGGATACTCAGCTACTGTTCGATGTAAAATATGATCTACTACAAACCTAACATTAGTATCTGAATCATTATCAGAATAATCTGACACCCCACAAGTATCTGCTATTTCTCTAGTCCAAGTCTCAAAATTACTTTCATCTAAAGTAGTCTTAGTGAATAAAGTTCCCGTATCTGTTAGTAAAAGATAATATAAAAGATTAGGAATATAAGATTCCCAAAGTTCTTGAATAGTTGAATAACCCTGTACTACATCATTTTTATAAACTGAATCTACTGCTGCTTGTAACGCTTTTCTAGTACCCTTAGCTTTATAAATAGTAACAGCATTACGCAGCTGCTTTCTCCATTTTGATACATCAGGACCAATTAACTTCCAACCAATAATATCTGCTAAATAAGGTAAATATTCTTCTGGGCATTGTTCAATATCAAGAAGCGCATCTAGTTTGTTTACTTCCGCATTTCTATCAGCAATACTAAAAGACATTGCTTTAAGTAGCTTAGTGAATGGACCACCAGCCTCAATATCCTCTATAAGTAATCCTGCATCAATATAATCTTTAAATGATTGTAATACATAAGTATCAGTAGAATCAGAATACTCTGGGGAATAGATTGCTCCCACTAATGTTTTAAGCTTATCTAATTGTTGTGTTCCGCTAGTCCATTCGCCAGTAGAAGAATAATAACTGTTTGGTAATAACGCTCCTCCCCCAGTACCTGAAAACGCATTCCAGTTTTTCCAAATATATTCTTGAAATCCCTTTACTCCATCAACAAGATTTATAGACCTACCCATGTAAGTCTCATTTACTATAGTATCAAGTACATAAGAAGAAGGGGCATAAGAGCCNNCTNCTGGCGCAGAAGCATTCAAAAGGAACATCCAATCCATATTCCTTAAAAGATACTCATGCGTACCAGAAAGGGTAGAATCAAATACACTACCAGTATCAGTATGTAAAGTAGTAGAGCCTAATTGAATAGAGGGTAGTAGAGTTCCACTAAGGTAAGTCTTAAAATCTGCACTCGTATCAAAATCAGAAATATTCTTATTTAGTTTTGATAAAATTTCTACTTGAAACTTAGTGGGAGAAAAATCTCCATACCCCAGTTGATTAATAAAGAATGGTGCAATACCAGAAACAGTAGTAATATTCTGAAAATTATCTGTACTTGATAGAGGAAGGAGTTCAGAAATATTGTCAGCAGCCCTAATATGGCTATTCATTAAAGCTGCAATATTATTTGTCTGTGTACCAAAAAGCTCCTCATCCTTCTGTAGATATACTTCTGGAGTAATAATTTTTAGAGGTTCAATATAATTCCTCTTAAAGTACTTCTGAGTAGCCATCTATATCTGTACCATATTTATAACAAAGTTGTTTAGTTGAATAATCTCATTAAACTCAACATAAATATCTTGAGGAACATTATCTAATGATACAAACAAAACCTCATCTACTGAAAACAAGTCCTTCATAAATTGACCCGTTGATAACCCCTGNCCAAACTCTCTATTATCTACANCAAATTTATTTAGAATAACTGCTGCTACTTTAGCCTTAATCTCCTCTTCTTTTAAAGTGAGATTTCTATCGTATTTTACAGTTACAACTAAATCCAAGGTTCTAATCAACCCATCAGCCACATTAACCTGAGTCGTCAACATCTTCTTCTCCTCAATAGCAGCTAAGAGTGCAGACTTAAAGGGGACCGTGGCTCGTTGGAGTTGGAGGTTTGATGCTTTTCCCAATAGATAAATATCAATAATGTTAGCAGAACTATAAGCTTTTCTTGTTACAGCCTTACCCTTACCTACAGAACCTGCGGGACCAATAAACGAATTTACAAAACCCTCATAATCCTCCAAAGTGACTATACGATCTTGACGCTTAAAGAATAAGGGTCCATATCTTTTAGCGTGTGTTATAGTTTCTGCATCTGATCCCCCTGTAGCCAAACTAGTATTTTCTACCACACCATTCCCAGCAATATCAGTAGAAATGTTAGTATTAATAACACTAGTAGCAATGTTACCCCGTGAACCCCCACCTGCACGATAAAGTACCGTGTAAGTTGAACCTACGGGTGGCATAACTCCTGTGCTATCATCACCAAAAATAACCACCGCCGCTAAATCATCAGTATAAGCTACTTGAAAAATTCTATCATCATTTCCAGAAGCCATATACACATTAGTAACTTGAGTATAAACACCAGAGGCTCCCGCTGATCCTGGGGCATCAACTAGTACTTGTACACTACCCTCGATAATNGGGGCTTCTNTAAGANNAATTCTACGATCATCAACATCAGCGAAGGTGCCTGTTTGAACTGATAAAGCCCCCTCAAGCAAGGCTAAATTGCTCCAAACAGAACTTGTAGTAGCACCAAGCCCATCAGGGTCAGACTCACTAACATTCAATGTTAGATTCCCCCCAGAACCGAGATCAACTAATTTGCCCCCAGAAACCTTATATAGAGTGAAATTAAGTGGGCCACCATCCTCAGGTGACGCAATAACCTGAACTCTATTAGCAGGAGTTATTAAAAATTCTGGACTAGTAGCAGCAGCATCCAAAGTTAATGTAGCATTAGCAGCCGAAGCTAACGGACCTTTCATCGTAATACCAATTAAATGCAGTAGCTTTTCAACATTATTCCTATTTCGTGCTGTGCTGAGGAAGTTTTCATTTGCAAGCATATCAGCCTTAAGGGAAAGAACAGATCCCATATAAGAAACAAGCTCCATAATCATTAACCCCAAATCAGATTCAATAAAGTTATGATAATCTAAGGGATAAGATGCTTTGATATAATCAACCAACGCTGTTCTGATAGAAAGAAAGTCTGTAGCTGCATAGTCTATAAGATTTTCCTTATTAGAATCGGCAACAGAAATTAATTTCATGAAGTCCGAACTTACTTTGTTATATTGTTCAACCATTATTTTAGTGTAACCTCAACTTCCACAGTTTCATCAACAGAAACATCTTGAACCGTTAAACTTATACGCATCTGTGGGGATCCATATAACTCTGCCTCATCTAAACCATAAATACCAAACTTTAATACTCTAGCATTAGGTAAATTAGTAGCTATAGCCTCCAACACCTCTTCTTGTATACCAAGAAAAGTATCCTCATCAAAAGGATCAAATAAATACCTACGGATATTCACTCCATAGTTAGGGAGCATAATTCTTTCACCTTTTTCAGTAAGCAAGAGTTGTTTTAGATTATTCATTAATAATCTATTACCCGAAACCTTACTAAAATAACCATTAGTAGTGTCTTCTCCAGTAGGAAAGTTTAACCCAAACCTCTTCTCTGAACTACCTTTAGCACTTCGTAAAAGTTTTGGGTGGATAGTCCCACCATAAGTTGTTAGATTCTCTAGACTCATGTTACATCAATATTCTTGAAAAATCCTTTTTGGTTAAGATAGTTTTTTTGTATCTCACTAGTAGTTAGGGCCTTACTATAAAACTTTATACTTCCTACATACCCATTCAAACCACTACCAAGCCCATGATACTTACCCATAAATCCACCCTCACCTACTGACAAATCAGTATTACCATATTTATAATAACCATCAGTATATCCTCCCCCCAAGATCCAAGGTGTAAAAGCATCAATACCATTTCCAGGTTCGAAACTAGGACCGTCATCTTCATAAGTAAAACTATTACCCCGAGTAAGGGTGGGGAGGTCTGGGGGTTGCCAAACACTACCACCAAATACTCTAGCAATAGAACAGGTAGTAAACTCATTACCATCCAAAGTAAGAGTAACTAAGTCTTCAGCAGGATTAACTGAAATACCAATATGCATAAACTCATTCTCTACACCACTAAATGCGATATCACCCCTAAGATCAAAACTAGAAACTGTAGATGATGTATCTACAGCACACTTATTAATCTTAATCTTAGAAGCAAAATACTCCTCGTCCTCAACATATTGAGTAAAAGCAATACTGCTAGCATTTACTGATTGAGTAGGAGCAAGGAAAAATACTGAATGATCATTCAAGGAATTATCTGCTGTAGCATTAGATGGGAACTCATCATGTGCTACTTGTCTATCCCTAGAAAAACCAAGTAACATACCCCTAACAATTTCAGATCCAGCGTCATACTGAGTATATCTATCTTCTACTAGTGTATCTGGTACAGTACCTCCAATATTTTCACAACCTAACATAACCTTATTGTAAGACGAGGTTCCCCAACCAGTATCAGCATAGGGGGTAGCTTGAACTGTGGAATAATCAGGAATATGCGCCCAAAACTCAAAAGTGCATCCTGCATCTAAGTAAGTAAAATCTTGGAACGGTGGGATATTTGGAAGATCCAAATAACTTCCTATAGAACTTGGGGTTCCATCAGCAGAGCTTAACTTTCTAAGTCCTTGTAAATAGGGGATACTTAGACCTCTTCTAAAGACAGAAGATGCTCCCAAACTAGAATCAGCTACCATTCTAGCATTACCATATACTCCCTTGGGGGCATCTGTTCCTGCTGGAGGATGAATATTGGCACAGTTTAAAGTTTCATATTTACCAGAATAATCTACAATATTAGTTTCTAAGAAATTATATGCACCAATAATTTGATCCATTATAACAGAGTCTGTTAAATTTGCTACAGTAGTTACTGTTGAAGTATCCCCAGACACAGCACCACTATCAAGTATAGTACCTGCTCCAACAGGAGGAACTAATAGATTTTCTAATACTACTGCTCCCTCCGTCTCAGATGCAACAACAAAATTATTTTGTAAGGGTAAGACTACACCACTAACCTCCCCCTGCCTAAACATTAATCTCTCTTGTTCTGCCTTGGTGGGGGTTAGATGGTAAGATCTTAGGAAACTAAAATCATTTACAGGAACTTCTCCCCTTCTATAAGTTAGATTCTCCCCAGCAAAATGTTGGGCTTTCCAAGCAATTTGAATCTGCTTTTTACGCTTATTAATCTTAGCATCATGTTCGACTGCTATAGAAATAAGGTTTTGCTTTATATTTCTAACCACAGCACCGCCCTCAACATAACCAGACGCAATATAGCCAGCAATCTGCGATTCTACATCATTAATGTGCTTATTTTTTTGACCAATTAAGAGCTGTAATAAATGATCAGCCTTATACTCCATATTAGCCTGTAAAGAATTATCAATTTTTGTATCATCAAATAATGTGCTAACAAACTGAGTTAAATCATTTTTAGTAAAAATAATCCCCTTTCCACCCAGGTTAGGATTATATTTAAACTCCCACATTTCACCAGAAGAAGCGTCTGGTATTAGCGACGATGGGATAAACTCCTCTTTATCTATATCAAAGAAGGGGATTCCGCCCTCCTGAGCATCATAGTATAAACCATCAATAGAAAGTAAGAATTGGCCCTTTTTGGATCTTGGTGGACCATACACAAGATCAAAAACCTCTAAAAGCTTATCTTCCTCTTCTGTACTCACGGGGAGATTAGAACTAACCCAAAAATCTAAATCTGAATCCGTAAATGGATCTCCATTAAGATCTGTGAACATTTCATCCATTAATGGCTCTTTTGCTAAACCTCTAGACCTCTCATCCATGATCTCAGCAATAATACTTAGAATATTATCAGCTTTTTCAATAAACTCCAGAGAGGCTGAAGTCTGTAGTTTTGCTAAAGCAAACTTTTTAGTGGCATCAACAGCAGGATCATAATTTGCGGCTATATTAATATTTCCTGCTCCTTCAGTTACTCCCAACATATCTGAAATACCATTTATACAGTCCTCAATAGCTTTAAGATCATCAGATAAAGCGTCGGCTGCTCCAATAAATCCTTCAGCAAGACCNNNAACTAACCCAGCAAAATTCGTAATTTGTTCAAAAANATTTTGATCATCCCCATCCATACCGTCCCTAGAAGTATCAGATAAGTACCTATACTCCCCAGTACCAGTTATCATCTCCATAATTCCAGTTTCTCTAAAAGCTTTTCTCCAAAAACTCCTAA